ACCCCGCAATTGAAAAGGCGATTCGTACAGGTGATAAAAAGGGACTACCAATCAAGGCACTAAAAACCTTGGATGGCACAGAGATTGCGTTTGGTGTACTCTCAAAGACCGCAGAGTTTGGTGGTGGCCGTGGTTCTGGCGGTGGTTCGGATAACACCCGTGCAACCGAATCCGCTCAGTGTGTCTACGCACAACTTATGTGGGACAACCCCAAAACAAACTTCTCTCCTGACGAACTCCGCTCCACCTTTACAAAGGTTCAGGTTGACGCAAATTTGTCTGATGTTCTTCTTGGTGATGACCAGTGGATTGCATCATCTATTAACACGGCAAAACTTCTCCATAAGGTATTAAAGAAGAAACAGTACACGTGGCATCGTGGTTCACAGTGGGTTAGTAAACTTGAAGACACCTTCAAGAAACTCAACCGTGAAGAGAAACTATTCAGTAATCTAAACAAATGGACTCCCGCCGACATCTGGGCAATCGCTCGTGGTGCAGAAAACAAGTATAATATCCTTGACGCAAATAGTATTTCCGAGTTAAACAATGAGTTGATGAAAGCCTATGCTGCTCGTGATATCATGGGTATCTCACTCAAACAGACGGGTAAAAAACCTAAGTTGTCGCAAGTTAACTTCCGTGCTCCATTCGTACCACCAAAATTCATCAAACAAACCTTCGGTAAAAGAAACTTCTACGGTGCGAAGGATGGGTACTTGTTTGGGTCTGGTGGATTCGAACTTCAATTCCGAACCTTCCCAACCTTCCAGTGTGAGATTATAGGTAAGAAAGCAAAACACGGTAAGGTATCCTATGGTGGTATCAGTGATGCTATGAAGGATGCTGTCGGTAGACCACTTACTCAGAAGAAGGTTGTAGAACAATTGCTCAAGAAAAACCCAGTAATGTTCTATGAACAGTTCTGGAAGTACTATGTGATGACTAGTGTAAAACAAAGTGACAGTAAAGAAGAACTGATTGCAAATCTAGAGAAGAAAGGTTTCGAGTGGTCTGTATCCAAGTACATGGTATTAGAACTGTTCACTTCGATTAAGGGTAGAGAACAACAAGTGTTAGACTATATTGTTCGTATTGCAAAGTCACAAACAAAGAACTCAGCCGTTCACTTGAAGGTATTGTAATGAAATTTAAGAACTTTATAACAGAACAAAAGAACACTCACATGACCCATATCGAGGATAAGGTTCTCTATGGGGGTGTGAACGGTACACGTCAAGCAATCAATGCACTACGTGAACTCCGTGATATGTTGTCTGGTCAGACTAAGAGTAAACTGTCAACCAAGTGGGACGGTGCTCCCGCAATCTTCTGTGGCACAGACCCTAGTGATGGAAACTTCTTTATTGCAAAGAAGGGTATCTTCAATAAGAATCCCCAACTCTTTAAGTCTGCTCAAGAGATTGATGCAGAACTTTCGGGTGACCTTGCGGTCAAGATGAAACTCGCATTGAAACACGTACCTGAACTTGGTATCAAGGGTATCATTCAGGGAGATTTCTTATTCTCAACAGGAGACACTAACAATGAGGTTATTGAAGGTGAGAAGTATACAACCTTTCATCCCAACACTATCATCTACGCAATCCCATATGAACAGGCAGCTGATGTACGAAAGGCAAAGATTGGAGTCGTGTGGCACACAACCTACACAGGTGATACTTTCGAGTCTCTTAAGGCATCCTATGGAGTGGACGTATCCAAATTTAAGACTTCGAAGAACGTCTGGTCACAGGACGCAATGTTAAGAGATGTGTCTGGTGCGACTCTTGATGCGAAGGAAACTAAGGAAGTTACGGAACACCTAAGTAATGCAGGTAAACTATTCAATCAGATTTCTGGTTCTACTCTCCGTGAGTTAGAAGGTAACAAAGACCTCGCAACACTGATTGAACAGTACAATAATACTTTTGTAAGAGCACAAACGATTATACCCAATAGTAATAAACACGTAACAGGTTTGATTAGTTGGGTTAATGAAAAGTTTCAGAAAGAGAAAGATAAGAGAAGCTCTGAGAAGGGTAAAGCAACCCAACAGAAGAAGTTGGACGAAATCATGAAATTCTTTTCACCAAAAAATAAGAAAAGTTTAGTTAGTATGTTCGATTTACAAAAGAGTATTGTACTTGCAAAACTAAAACTTATAAATAAACTTAATAGCATCTCTAAGATTGATGCGTTTGTTCAGACCAAAACAGGTTATAAAGTTAGAACAGGTGCAGAGGGATTTGTTGCTATTGATAAGTTGGGTGGTGATGCGGTCAAGTTGGTTGACCGTCTGGAATTTTCGTATAATAACTTCAGTCCAGATATACTGAAGGGATGGGATAAACCAAAGAGGTAAGTTATGTCCAAACCAATAGGACTCAAAGAATTCATTAAAATGAGTGAGGAACCAGACGAGGCATTAAATATGCAACAACGTCTGAAACTCGGTCGTTCGTTAAAAAAGAACAAAGCAAAGATTGCTATGGGTCGTAAACGTGCCGCACGTAAAGTTGCGAACATGGATACTCTCAAGAAACGTGCCCAGAAACAAGCACGTATGACCTTCTTCAAAAAAATCACTAAGGGTGCCGATAAAAACGATATGTCGTTCGGCCGTAGAGCGTCTATTGAAAAACGACTAGCTACTATGAAACCCAAAATAGATAAACTCGCAAAAAAATTACTTCCGACTGTTCGCAAAGGCGAAATGGCAAGGAAGAGAGGTGGCCCAAAAAGTGATTAAAGATTTCAAATCGTACTTAACTGAAGAAGCAAAGGAGGTTTATTTTACATTTGGTAGAATGAATCCACCTACTATTGGTCACGGTAAAGTGTTAGATACCATTGCAAAGAAGGCAAAGGGTGCGGACTATAAAGTCTACGTATCCCAATCACAAGGCCCAAAAGACCCACTGTCATATTCTGACAAGGTAAAACACCTTCGTAAGATGTTACCCAAACATGGTAGAAACATCATGGTTGATAAGGGTGTACGAAGTGTGTTTGATATTGCAACTAAGTTGTATGACCAAGGGTACAAACGAATCACTATGGTAGTCGGAGAAGACCGTCTACGTGAGTTCGAAGTCCTGTTGAACAAGTATAACGGAACCAAAGCACGTCACGGTTTCTATAATTTTGAGAAGATATCTGTTGTATCTGCTGGTCGTAGAGACCCAGACGCAGAAGGTGTTGAAGGTATGTCTGCGTCTAAACAACGTGCCAATGCAAAAGAGAATGATTACCCTGCATTTGCTCAGGGTGTACCAAAGTCTATGTCCGACAAAGATACACGGAAGTTGTTCAATGATGTACGGAAGGGCCTAGGTCTCAAGGAAGAGACATCTTTTAAACGTCACATTGATATGGGTTCAACTGGTGATATCCGTGAATCATATGTCAAAGGTAAACTATTCGAACTTGGTGACACTGTTGTTATCAAAGAAAGCGATGAAGTCGGCATAGTATCTGTACTGGGTGCGAACTATGTTATCGTTGAATGCGGTGACAAGAAAGTTCGCAAGTGGTTAGATGCAATTGAACTTGTCGAGAAACAGGACAAGGACATCAAAGACCGTGAAGGAACTCAACCCGCACGTTATCATTCAGGACTCAAGAAGTCTACCAAGGTAAAACGTGACGCACACTTCAAAGCAAAGAAAGATGGCCCTGCGCCAGGCGATGCGACTGCCAAGACTAAACCATCCAAGTACACCAAATCATTCAAAGATATGTATGAAGATGTTTCTCAGAAAGAACTCAATGACCTAGAGAAGTTTGCTGACCGACTACTGAACAAGTTTGATGTTGACATCGAATTCACACGTCACTTTGCTGACCGTATGAATGACAAACGTAACAAACCCGCAATTACTATTGCAGAGTTACAACGTCTATTCAAGAAGATGGCAGACAACAAGGGTAAGAAGATTAAGAAGCACGGTAACTCAGAAGCAATCCTCAAGGATATGCAGTCTGACCTTAATCTACCTGTTGTAATCAACTGGAAGAATGGTGAGTTCGAAGTTGTTAACAAAACAATAATGCGTAAGAAGGCCTTTAAATCTCCTGACCCAGAACTCAAATATGAGGGTAGAATGTTTGACAAGTTAAAGTCAGTCACCATCGACAAGAAGTCATATCAAGATGCATTGAAGGCACTCAAGACTTTAATACAACGCAAAAAGAAAGATGGTGGTGGTATACTCAAACATAGTACCAACTACTATGCACAACAAGTCGCTAGGACATATCAAGGTATGAATGACCGAACTCTTCATAAGATGTTAGGAGAAGATTGTGGTGGTGCTGGTGAAGAAGGTACGGACAAACTCCTCAAGAAATATAAGAAAGATACTCCCATGGCAGAAGATGCTGTGGAGAAAGCACGAGATAGTATCGCTAAAGAAAAGTCACAAGACAAGAAAAAACATGACCGTCTACTAGACCTTGCAAGACTTAAACGTGCGAAAACAAAAAACAGGGAGACGAAACCAAATGCTTAAGATGGTAATGACCCGAAGAGCAGGAGAACTCACTGAGGGT